TCGCCCGCTACAAGGCACTGCTGGACGCCGGTGCGATCAGCCAGGAAACCTACAACCGCGCGGTGGGCTCGGCAGAAAAGGACTACAAACGCGCCACGGAGAGCGCCCGCAAGCACGGCGCCACTGTGAAAGAGATCCTGCAGGATGCAAGCGACAGCACGCAATACCTGCTGGGCGACAGCATCTACGACGCCCTGTCCGGCAACTTTGAACGCATCGAGGACCGGTGGCAGCAGATGCTGTTGCAGATGGTCGCTGATATCGCGGCCAGCAAGATCACCGAGTGGGCCAACTCCATAGGCAACAACAGCGGCGGATCGAGTGGCGGCAGCGGCGGCGGCTGGTGGGCGACGATCGCGCAGGCCGTGGGCTCCTACTTCGGCGGCGGTCGCGCCACGGGCGGCAGCACGCAGGGCGGCAAGCTGTATGAGATCGGCGAACTCGGAAAGCCTGAAATCTTCGAACAGAACGGCCGCCGCTTCATGGTCTCCGGCGCGGGTGGCAACGTCGTGCCGGCGCAGTACGCAGCGGCTGGCGGGATGGCTGGCGGTGGCGCCGCCTTCAAGTTCGACATGAACTTCAACTTCATCACGGGCGAATCGTCGGAAGAGGAATCAGGCGAAGGCACGGACGAAGCGCGCCAGCTGGGTGCGCTGGTCAAGGCCACCGTGCGCGACACGATGGCCAACGAAATGCGGCCGGGCGGCCTGCTTTGGAAGATGCAAAATGGCTGAAGTCTTCACGTGGCAACCGATTATCGAACCCAGCGGGGACTTCCAGTTCCGCACGCGCGAAGCGCGCTTCGGTGACGGGTACGGCCAGGCCGTCGGCGATGGCCTGAACAACGAAGTGCAGACGTGGCCGCTAACGTTTCGCGGCAGCCTGGACTACCTGCTCCCCATCCGCGACTTCCTGCGCGCGCACGGTGGCCACACGTCTTTCCTGTGGACGCCGCCCGATGGCGAACAGGCGCTGTTCCGCTGCAAGGGCTTCCAGTGGATACCGGGCGCCGCGTCGCGGCGCCGCCTGGTGGCTACGTTCGAACAGTGGTTCATGCCATGACCGTCAAGGCTGACATTCAGAAGCTGGAACCCGGCAGCCTGATCGAACTGCTGGAACTGGACGCCACTGTCTTGGGCGGAGATGTGGCCTACTTCCACGGACACGCGCAGACCGAAGCCATCTGGTGGCAGGGCAACCAGTACGTGGGCTGGCCCATCAAGGCCGAGGGCTTCGAAATCACCGGCGAAAAGCAGCCGGTGCCGAAATTGGCCGTGGGCAACGTCAACGGCAGCATCAGTGCGTTGTGCATGTACTACGATGACCTGGTAGGCGCGAAGATCACGCGACGCCGGACGTTCGCGCAGTACCTGGACGCCGTGAACTTCCCCGACGGCAACCCGACGGCCGACCCCACGCAGGGCTTCCCCGACGACGTGTGGTTCATCGAACGCAAGTCGGGCGAGTCCAGTGACGCGGTGGAATTCGAACTGGCGTCTGCGCTGGACTTCGCGGGTGTCCAGCTTCCGCGCCGGCAGATCATCGCCAGCCGTTGCCTGTGGCTGTCGATCGGTGGATACCGCGGCCCTTACTGCAACTACGTTGGCGTGCCGGTGGCGAAAGCTGATGGCAGCCCCGCCGCCACACTGGCCGAAGACCGATGCGGCGGTCTTGTGCGCGATTGCAAGTTGCGCATCTGGCCGGATGGTGTCCTGAACTATGGCGGCTTCGCTGCCGCCGGAATGGTGCGTACATGAAAGACGAAACCCAACAGGCCATCCGCGAACATGCCGTGGCCGACTATCCCCGCGAGTCGTGCGGCCTGGTGCAGGTGGTGAAGGGCCGCGAGCGGTACCGCCGATGCGCGAATCTGGCCGCGACCCCGGGCGAACACTTCGTGTTGTCGCCGGAGGACTACGCCAGCGCCGAGGACGAAGGCGAGATCATCGCTGTGGTGCATTCGCACCCCGACGTGCCGGCGCGCCCATCGGAAGCCGATCGCGTGGCGTGCGAAACCAGCGGCCTGCCGTGGCACATCGTGCACGTCAGCGTGCCGGACGGTGGCACGGTGCCGGAGGCGGGCGACATCGTGACCATTGAGCCGCAGGGCTACGAAGCCCCGCTGATCGGCCGCCCGTTCGCGCATGGCGTGCTGGACTGCTACAGCCTGGTGCGCGACTGGTACCGGCGGGAACTCGGCATCGACCTGCCGGACTATCCGCGCCGCGACGACTGGTGGCTGCATGGCGAAGACCTGTACATGCAGAACTTCGCTGCCGCCGGCTGCGCGCCCATCGTCGGCGCGCCGCAGCGCGGCGACATCATCCTGATGCAGATCCGCGCCCCCGTGGTCAATCACGCTGCCGTGTATCTCGGCGACGGCAACATCATCCACCACCTGCATGGCCGGTTGTCCAGCCGTGACGTGTACGGCGGCCAGTGGGCGGAGGTGACGCGTTACATCGTGCGCCACCGGGAGGCCCGCGCATGATGCAGGCACTGACCACCGTGAAGCTTTACGGGCGCTTCGGCGTCACGTTCGGCCGGTCCTTTCGACTGGCGGTCAGCACGCCGGCCGAGGCCTTGCGCGCGCTCGCTGCGCAGTTGCCTGGATTCGAACAGTACCTGACGGAAGCCAAGGACAAAGGCATGGGCTTCGCCGTGTTCATCGGCAAAGACAACCTGAAGGAAGACCAGCTGGACACGCCGGCAGGCCACCGCGAAATTCGCTTCGCCCCCGTGCTGCTGGGGTCGAAGAAGAACGGCGTTTTCAACATCATCCTGGGCATCGTGCTGATCGTCATCGGCGTCATCGGCAACATTTACGGTGGCTGGGGCACCCCCTTCATCCAGGCGGGTATCGGCATGATCATCGGCGGCGTGGCGCAGATGCTGGCGCCGACGCCGAAGGGCAGTGGCGCCGGTGACCGGCCCGAGAATCGACCCAGCTATTCCTTCAACGGCCCCATCAACACGCAGGCGCAGGGCAATCCGGTGCCGGTCGCGTACGGAGAAGTGATCTGCGGAAGCGCAGTCATTTCCGCTGGCATCACGTCGGAGGACCAGGTGTACGTCCCGACGGGAACCGCGGCGGGTGGTGGCGGCGTAGGGTCTGGAGGTGGCGGTGGTGGCGGCGGCGCGCCTTGGCATGGGGAGTGGCTGACCGCATGATCATGCGTCCCTTGGCGGCAGCTACGCGTGCCGCGATCGCGGGTTCGAAGGGCGGGTCCAGCCAGGCCCGGAAGCCGGTCGAGACGCCTGACAGCCTGCATAGCACCGACTACGCCCGCATTCTGGAGCTGATCAGCGAAGGTGAGATCGTCGGGCTGGTGAACGGGCTGCAGTCGGTGTTCCTGGACGAAACGCCGGTGGCCAATGGCGACGGGTCGCTGAACTTCAAGAACGTCCAGATTGATACCCGCGTCGGCACGCAGGATCAGGATTACATCAAGGGCTTCCCCGCCGTCGAAAGCGAACTGGGCGTCAACCTGGAACTGCAGCAGGGCACACCGTGGACGCGAGCGATCAACAACACTGCGCTGTCGGCCATCCGCGTGCGCCTGTCGGTGCCCACCCTAAGCAAGGCCGACACCAGCAACGGCGACATCAAGGGGCATTCGGTCCAGTACGCCATCGACCTGTCGACCGATGGTGGTTCGTTCGTGACCGTGCTGAACAGCGCGTTCACCGGCAAGACGTCGACAAAGTATGTTCGCAGCCACCGCATCGATCTGCCGGCGGCATCCAGTGGCTGGATTGTCCGGGTGCGTCGCATCACCCCGCAAGCCAACAGCGGGTCGGTCGCTGACCTGACTTTCGTTGAGTCCTTCGCGGAGATACTGGACGGCAAGTTCCGTTACCCGAACAGCGCCCTGGCCGCCGTGGTGGTGGACGCATCGCAGTTCCAGAACATCCCAACGCGGGCATATCACATCCGCGGCCGCATCGTGCAGGTGCCGTCGAACTACAACCCGACCACCCGTGCGTATAACGGCATCTGGGACGGCACGTTCCAGCCCGCATGGACCAATAACCCTGCGTGGATCTACTACGACCTGGCCACCAATCCGCGCTATGGCCTTGGGCATCTGGTGCAGCCGTCGCAGGTCGACAAGTGGGCCCTGTACAAGATCGCCCGCTACTGCGACGAACTGGTGTCAAACGGTGCCGGTGGCCAGGAACCCCGCTTCACCTGCAACGTGTACCTGCAGACGCGTGTCGATGCGTTCAAGCTGCTGCAGGACCTGGCGTCCATCTTCCGCGGCATTTCGTTCTGGACCGGGGCCACCATCAAGGCCGTGGCCGATATGCCCGAAGACCCGGTGTACATCTACACCGCGGCCAACGTCATCGACGGCAAGTTCCTGTACCAGGGTAGCGGCAAGAAAGCGCGCCACACGGTGGCGATGGTCAGCTGGAATGATCCGGCCGACTTCGGCCGCGCGAAGGTAGAGCCGGTCATTTTCGAAGAGGGCATCGCCCGCTACGGCATCAATCAGACGGACATCATCGCGTTCGGGTGCACGTCCAAGTCGCAGGCGCAGCGCGCCGGCCGCTGGCTGCTGTTCACCGAGCACATGGAAACCAACACGGTGACGTTTTCCGT